CTCTTAGGTATCCTATTTGTGGGGGAACGCCGGCCATGCCTGAAGCGTCTGTGTAACACATCCAATCAACGGCATTAAATTCTCCCATCGTTTCAAGTTTGTTTACTTTGCACATATTTATTCCCTTTCCTTGTCAAATTGTTTGAGGATGCCTTCTAACGTGGTAACTTTGGTATCGGCCTGGGCCTTTGCCCAGCGTGCCGCCTGTATCCCTGTAACGAATAACATTGCCAGTATTCCTGCAATTATAAGACAGTGCGAAATTTTCATTTTGTTTATCCTTTTTTAGTTTTCTTTATGATGGTAACATCCTTTTTGGTAAGCCTCGCCCATTTATCTATCTGCTTTTTTGATTTTTTCTTTTTAGCCATGTTTATCCTTTATCTTTGGGGGATCTTTTGTACTGTACATTTATACTCGTAACCAAAAGGATTTGCAATAGCAATATCCCAAAAGCATATGATACTACGACCTCGGACGATTACTTTAGGTATTGCACTTGTAACAGTACCATTAAATAGTTGGTCCTTGCTTATACGTACTCGAAAGGAAAGCCCGATGGCCTTTGCTGCCATCGCCTTCCCCCTTTTTAAAAGTATGAGTTTTTGTTGTTTAAGAGGATCGTTGGTTGTTTTCTTTTCTTTTAGGTTAAACATTGTTTTATCCCTTGTGTAAAGTGCCCACCACATTTTTCATAAAGTGTTGCACCATTGTGCCGAACGTACTCAGGCAGTCGTCGTAATCTTCTGTGTGGTAGCTTAGGTCCTCGCTCAGTTTGCCGTCTATAGTTGTTTGCACAACCCATTCGCCCCACTCGGCAATCCATTTAACAGTCATTTTGGTATTGGCGTACACAAATTCAATTTTGGTTTTGGTCTTAGCCATTTTAAAATCTCCCGTTTAAGGTTTTGAGTTTTAAAAAGTTGGTTGAACATTACGATATACTTATAATTGATTTTCAAAAATAAGTTTGACGCGTTTTACGCTTTGAATATTAAAAGCACGTACCATACTGTTGTATTGGTTTATGCTCATTTTTTGTAACGCCGCCAGGACTTGTTCCTTGGTGTATTCCTGTTTGTAAATTTTAACAATAGTTTCGGCCATCTGTTGCATGTATGTTTTAGCCATGTTGAATCTCCCGTTTAAGGTTTTGAGGTTTAAAAAAAATGTATGCAGTACTACAAACAATGCAGTACTGCATACTTAATTTCCTAATCAATTCGTATGCACGAAATTTCCCAATTAGGAGGGTAATACCGGTTAAGTCGTTTTTTGACTTTTGTAAGCGCTCCTTCAATTGTTGTTGCTTTTATTTTTATATCCTTGTAATTGTCGTTCTTCCATATAACAACGACCTCGTACATTTTGGCTTTAGCCATGTTGAATCTCCCATGTAAGGTTTTGAGATTAAAAAAATACGTGTAGTATTGCAGTTGTTTTTTATAACTGCAATACTACACACATTCATTTTTAGATTAGAATGTGTGTTGTAATATATGAAAAAATATGTGCATATATTGTAAGGTGGGATATATGCACATAATATAAATTTACAATATTAAAAAGCTATAGCAACTAACTTAAACCCATTCTCATTGCAAGGCACTGGGTGTTAGCCATAGGCTGTATGCCGATAAGGTTTGTATAAAAAAACAATGCAACAAATCCGGCACGTTGTAATCGGTAAAATTGAATTCTTTGTTTTACCCTCTTATTTACTTGTCAACTTTTACACTTAATTATACAACTTAATATAGTTGTAAACAAGTAAAAATATACACAATCCCACGAAAAACATGTAAGTCCCATACATGCAAAGACTTAAATGGGCCAGTATATGTCCCTGTAGCCTTACTGTTGTATCGTGGGCGTATGTGGGGGATACCGCATACATACATGCCCTGTACCTGGCCCGTAACCGGGGCATACCGGGCGGATATCCCTGCAATACGTGTAAACGCCCATAAAACAAAGATCGCGCCTTAGACGCCCTGTATGCACGTTTTTGAGAAAAAGTCGATCTTTTTTATTTTTTCTCTTGACTATGTTGAAAACATCCGTACAATAAACGATGTTTATTGTAAAGTACTAAAAAGTTGCAAAGGATAAGCAGGGATGATAAAAAGACGTAAGAAAAAAATAGTTAGCAAACACAATCACGTCAACGCCAAAAGGAAAAAGGGTAAAGGCAAGGGCGGTCGTCCCAGTAAATTCAAAACAGAGTACATCGAACAGGGCAGACTGTTGTGCGAAGTGTTAGGTGCAAACGATGTAGCCCTTGCACGTTTCTTTAAAGTAAACGAGGACACAATAGGCCATTGGAAAAAAGCATATCCCGAGTTCTCCCATGCACTAAAAATGGGTAAAGACTTGTATGATGTCCAAATGGTTGAAAAACGACTGTTACATCGTGCATTAGGTTATGGGTATAAAGAAATCGAAACCTCCATTGAAACACTCCCCGGGAAGAAGGGAGAAAAGGCTACTGTCAAAGAAACTGTAAGGGTTAAACGGAAACGAATGGCCCCTGATGTAAACGCCTGTATCTTTTGGTTGTGCAATAGAGATAGACGACGATGGAACAACAAACACCATATCGCAGGAGCCCCTGAGGGCATTACCCAAAACAATACGTTCGTTAAAATAGATGAACTGAATTTATCGTTAACCGAAAAGAAACTCATACTGGCTCAAATACGAAAAGAAAAAGAAGTCCTGGATAAACAGAATGCACTCCCCGGGAACTCCAAATGAGTAAAGAAAAAATAGAAGTAAATGAATATGATGTAATGGGGAGTATATGCAGGGAGTCCTTCTATGAGTTCTTTAAGGAGTTCTGGGATACGATAATCGCCGAGGAAATGTGTCTAAACTGGCATATCGAATACTTATGCAATGAATTGCAGATAATGGCGGAGCGTGTATTTCGGGGACAAAAGAAAGAATACAACTTAGTGATAAACGTACCCCCGGGAACCACGAAATCAACTATATGTTCTATCATGTTCCCTGCATGGTTATGGACCCGTATGGCAAGTTCCCGAATAATAGGTGCAAGCTACGCCGAAAGCCTGCAGATGGACTTAAGCCGCTGGTGCCGCGATTTAATACGATCCGATAAATACAGGGCGTGTTTCCCAGAAGTGCAAATAGTAAAGGACCAGGATGCAAAGTCGTATTTTCTTAATACTAAAAAGGGACGTCGTAAAGGTATAGGCGTCGGCGGCATCGCAGGCTTCCATGGGCACTTTATAATCATCGATGATCCCATTGATCCAAAGGAGGCTATTAGCCAGGCGAAGGTTGAAGCAGCCAACTGGTGGTTAAATAACAGTCTCCCATTAAGAAAAGTGGATAAAGAGATAACCCCCATGATATTAATTATGCAGAGGGTTTGTGTGGAGGATCCTACTTCTACAATGTTATCGTGGCCTGATACCAAACATATATGCCTTCCCGGGGAAACATATAGTGGAGCTGAAGTAAAGCCTGTAAGTGTAAAGAAGTATTATAAAAACGGTTTACTCGATCCCAGGCGTTTACCTAAAGTTGTATTGGAGGACTATAAAGGGAAGAACGAATTCTTGTACAAGTCGCAGATATTGCAAATGCCTATCCCATTAGGTAGGGGCATGTTTAATGTGGAACGTATATCCGTTGATGTGCCGCCCCTCACGTTTGTGCAAAAGATACGGTACTGGGACAAGGCCGGTACTAAGGATGGCGGGGCGTTTAGTGTTGGTGTACTTATGGCCAAGGATAAGAAGGGACGCTTTTGGATACTGGATGTAGTGCGAGGGCAATGGGACAGTGCGGTACGGGAGGATATGATAAAGGCTACAGCACAAGTAGATGGCACAGGTGTACTGGTAGGTGTAGAACAGGAGCCTGGGAGTGGGGGTAAACAAAGTGCAGAGGAGACGGTACGGAACCTTGCAGGGTTTAGAGTATTTTGCGAAAGGCCTACAGGAGACAAGGCCCAACGAGCAGATCCGTTTGCTACACAGGTAAACTCGGGGAATGTAAGCATTGTCAAAGGTCCGTGGAATAAGGAGTACGTGAGTGAATTACAGTATTTCAGTTTATTAAATAGTAACTATAAAGATCAAGTGGATGCAAGCAGTGGAGCATTTAACAGAATAACTAGACGACGGGTAGTCGGAGCGACCTCGTTTAGTTAATCAAAACAATACAGGAGTCCCAACATGGCTAAAAAGAAAACAACTACAAAGAAGAAAACGACTAACAATCAAGTAAACAGAACACCCCCGGTATCCCCGGTTCCACAGATGACCGCACGACAGGCAGTACAAACCTTTTTCAGTAATGCCTCTTTACTAAGTAGAGCATCGTTACAAACAGCCTTCACCTCCCTGGACGATGGGAGTAAGGACATCAATGTATCGTGTGGGTACCCTAACGTCCTGGACATCGGCAAGTATAGGGGTATGTTCGACAGGGAAGGCCTTGCAACAAAAGTCGTAAAGTTTTATCCCGAAGAATGCTGGGCTACTGATCCCCGTATATATCAAGATGAGGCTGCTGACGAAACAGAGTTTGAAAAAGCCTGGGCAGACCTCAACAAATCCAAACAGATACTCCATTACTTACTTCGTGTTGATATACTAAGCGGTATCGGAGAGTTTGGGGTATTGTTGTTAGGCCTGGCCGATGGGCAGGAGTTAAATGAGCCCGTCGAAGGGATTAATGAAACAACAGGGGAAAAGACTGGGAATAGTACACATGAATTACTGTACTTAAAACCCTTTGCCCAGGACGTCGTCACTATTAAGAAGAAGGAAGAAGATCCGAAGTCCCCTCGTTATGGCAAACCTGTTCAATACGAAATTAAGTTTCAGGATGTACGGGGCGGCGCCACAACCAGTAAAACTAAGATAGTGCATTGGACGAGATTATTGCACGTAGCCGATAATCGTTTAAGCAGTGATGTACTGGGAGTGCCCAGGATGCAGTCGTTGTATAATCGGCTATTGGATATTCGTAAAGTAATAAGTGGTAGTGCCGAAATGTTTTGGAAGGGTGCGTTTCCAGGATACATATTCGAAGTAATGCCGGAAATGAACGATGCAGAAATAGACGCCGATGCACTGAAGGAAGAGTTAACCAGTTGGTCCGCTGGTTTGGAACGGTACTTGAAACTAACAGGCATGACGGCTAAGAGTATGGACCCGCAGGTAGCGAATCCCGAAAAGCATATTAACAGTCACATGCGATATATTGCACTTGCAATGGATGTCCCATACAGGATATTCATTGGAACGGAAGAAGCCAAACTTGCAAGTACACAGGACATGAAGGCATGGAATAAACGATTGGCCAAACGACAGAACACGTATTTAACGTCCCAGGTTATATCGCCGCTAATCGATCATTTGATGTTACTGGGTATCCTTCCCGAAGTAGAAGAGTACTTTGTAGAATGGCCAGACTTAAACACTCCCAGTGATAAAGATAAGGCCGAAGTCGCTTCGTTGCAAGTGGATGCCCTGGCTAAGTATATGCAAGGCGACGTGGATCAAATAGTGCCGCCGAAGGAATTCTTTATGATGTTCTTGGGCAAAACAGAAGACGAAGCAGAAGAGCTTGTAAAGGCCGCCAAAATATACATCGGCGAATTAGATACACGTAGAACAGAAGAAGTAGATGATGACGACGATAATAATAATGATATAGAGGGCAGGCGGTAATGTGTAGATTATGCGAGTTAGTGAAAGAGCCGGATACAGATGTACTGTATGAAAGCGATGTAATGATAATTATGGATGGCATGAAGAAAGATGTGTACGCTAAGAAGTGGTTGTGTATTTGGAAGGAACACAAAGAAGAATTGACCGCTGAAGAATTAAAGAGTATGATAAATACACTTTTATTCGTCAGAAGTATGATGCCAGGCATCCATGATATTGTTATTGGGTTATATTCTATCCCAGAACATTTTCATGTACATCTAGGACAAATAGAATAGGACACATATAATGGTAAACAAAAACAATAAAAACACGTGCCGACAATGTGGACTTCCTTTGGAGTACTATGAATCTATTCTATGTACACCTTGTATAGAAGTACAACACGGTATCGACCAAAATGCCGATAAGAGGGAGCCGGACGATGGGACCAGATAAAGAACAAACACCGAGAATAAAAATAGTTGAAGCCCCTTGGGTTAAGAACAGGATATTCAACGCCGAGTATGGTACAATCAACAACACAGACCGGGTACGTGTAAAACGTAACGACCCTTGCCCTTGCGGTAGGGGTAAAAAGTTTAAGAAGTGTTGTATGGGGAGGAGTGGATAATGAGTAGAATGGATCCAACCAAAACAACAATGCTCCGAAGGCGTTATGTAGGAGATATGAAACGCCGGTTTCGTGAGATACGAAAGGCAGTTAATGAACTAGTGCTTACTTTGGACGTGTTTGGTTTAAAGGAGCCTCAGTCTACATTTAAGTTCGATGCTAAGAAGGGCACGTTCGTTTCTGTTGCTTTGCAGAACGTGGAGAAGGAAGCCTGGAAGTTCCGTACATCTAAACAGAAGGTCAAGTCGTTTAATATATGGATGCAAGACCAGTACGACCAAAACATATTTGAAGGGGACTGGACTGATAAGTATGTGACTTCGGCATATCGTAAAGGTATCGAAAATGGATATAGTCAAGTAAACAAACGAGTCCCAGGCGGAAGCACAGACTTTTATCAGGGCGGTAAGCAACAATTTGTACAGTCTGCATTCGGCGCCCCTGAAACAAGAGAAAAACTGGAGTTACTGTACACAAGGACATTCGAGGAGTTAAAAGGCGTAACTGCTGCAATGTCCCAGCAGATGAGCAGAGTACTTACTACAGGTCTTGCGAATGGGTATGGTCCAGCACAGATAGCCAGGGAACTAACAAAGACCATTGATACGATAACTAACACCAGGGCACTTGCACTTGCAAGGACGGAGATAATCAACGTACATGCAGATGCCCAGTTAGACTCTTATCAAATGATGGACATCGGGGAAGTTAAGTTACAGGCAGAATACAGTACTGCCGACGATGCGTTGGTATGTGAGATATGTGCCCCAGATGAAGGTAAGATAATGTCTATCGCAGAGGCACGTGGATTAATAACACAACATCCGAATTGCCGATGCAGTTGGAATCCACATATACCCGATGAGAAAAAGAAACCTGCTAGACGGGCACCTGTTGTGCCCCGTACACGTAGGCCCCGGGTAACGAAACCCAAAACAGTTAAGAAGAAAACGACTAAGAAGAAAACAGTTAAGAAGAAGGCGCCTGTATCCCCTGCCCCTGCATACAAACCAAGTTATGATCTTAAACAAGTACTTGTTCGCGAAACAAACGATACAGTACGATGGGAAACAGAAGGCTCGTTCATGCGTTGGTTTAATGGGGATACTGAAACAGTGCGTAGAGGTGAGGATGTTTTAAGGATGGGGATGGAAAAAACCCTTAAACAATATCCAAAAGCAGCACATAAGAAATTACGAGTACAGTTGGCAGATGCTAAGATAGAAGCTCAACGGTTTAATAGTGCTTTAGATAAAAGTGCATCGTTGAATGTAAAAGGAGGTCCTTATAGAAAAGTATATCGTGGTGGTGGTAGAGAAGATTACCCGGCAATGGGGAAATTAGAAAAGGGCGATATATTTGTTACTGAAGGCGGATCCATGTCTACGTCAACTAGTCAAAAAGTTGCAAAGGAGTTTGCCCAAGACAGCAGTACACCTTATATACTAGAAATAGAATCTCATTCAGCAACATCCATCTTGTCGATTGCCCCGGAAGAGTTTGCATATCAAAAAGAAGTAATACTGCGATACAATACTAGGTATAAAGTGACGTCTGTTAAAAAGGTCACTCGTGCTGGACTTGATGATGATGTGTTAGTTATTGGATTGAGGGAGATAGACGAAGTTCCTTTGGAGAAAGCAGTTAAGAAAACTGTTAAGAAGAAAACAGTTAAAAAGACAGCCCCTGTAGATGATAGCCCTGCAGAAACCTTTTTAAAACAAGTAGAGACATTAACGATAAAACAAAATCGATTAGATGCAGAAGAATTGGTGGCACGTAAAAGGTTTCGGGATGTACGGGATTCGCCAAACGATGCCACTTACCTTCATGCAAAACGAGTAAGAACGGCAGCTGTTGAAAGAGCCGATGAGCATAGAGATGCTCTAAGAGATTCGTATGCTGAATTGTTACGGGCACCAAACCCGGTAGGTGATAAACTTAAGGTTTCTGTTGCAGCTGATCTAAAAGACGACTGGGACATCCAACAGGGCATAAAGTTTATGCAGGGTTTGATAGATGACAGCAGTGCCGCCGCTAAGACGAAAATGCCTAGAATCAAACATGCACGTACTTCCCCTCATACTGAATATAAAAACAGGTCGCACTTCGCTAGAATTGCGAATGTCATATATACTAAGGAGGGCAAGGGTACGAAGGCTATGGTGCATGAACTGGGACATCGTTTTGATAATGTTACTCCTATAAAAAGTCGTTTGCAAAAACTATACGATACACGTACCAAAGGATATAAAGCTGAGACGATGAACAGTGCTATGGGTCATACCGGCTTTTTACCAACTGAAATGACAAAGAAGGATAAGTTCTTAAGTGCATATATGGGTAGAGTAAGTGGAGCGGGACATCATGAGTTGGGTTCTATGGGAACGGAATACTTACTTATGGATCCAGTATTACTGGCAAAAGAGGAGCCGGCGTTGTTTGATATGTTAATTAAATTCTATCACGGTAGGAGTTTAGACTGATGGTCAAAGTAAAAATATACGGGGAAACCTGTGTGTATAGTGATGGTGTGTGGGTATGTGATGATGAAGTAGTAGCCGAAGATTTAAACGGATGTCCAGTCCAGCACACTCATGTAGGTGGGGAGTTTCCCCCGGAAGTACAGGAGTTGGATTATGTGCGACATTGTATCGAATACTTAGGTGAAGGCAAAATAATAGAATAAGGATAAACATGGCCAAAAAGAAAAAATCAAAAAAGCAGATGGATAAATGGGCAAAGATTACCAAAAAGGATGTTACCATCATAAAGAAAGGGAAAAAATAATTATTCCCGGGGTTCGGCGATAATACTATAGGAACAAGTAGATAGTATTATTTACCATAATGAAAGGAATAACGGATGTATGTATTAATAGTTGTTATTGCAATATGTATTGCTGCCTGGATCAATGGGTGGGTGTACAAGGAGTAGACAATGACTTCAAAACATTTGAGTAAGAAACACAAAGGTAAAAAGAAACTGCCGCAGAATGAGGTTGTAGAATGGGCCGACATTCGCACTACCCATTATTGGGATTGCCCTCACTGTGGATGGGATCATGAAGTGGATGATAATGATGAACGTGTGGTATCCTGTTATAGTTGCAAAAAGAAAGTGAGGATTGGGTAATGGATGAAGATTGTTGTGCTGTCAAAAGATGCAACAGATTACCAAGTATAATTTACTCTGCTGGTAAAAAGAAAATCAGCAGACCAGTATGTAATCGTCATTGGGACATGCACTGTGACGGAGAGATTAATTTAAAGAACGGAAGTGGTTACAGAAAAGAATGGCAATGGAAGTCCATTAAACGACAACGAAAGGCCGACGAAGGATGATATTAACAAAACCCAGTATTAAACATGAATGGAATACCCCCGATGCTTTGCAAGCGATAGAGAGGGCAGGGCGTACATGTTATAAGAGTGAAGATAAAACAACCAAAACATCGGCGGTTATGTTTGTTCGTAAGCTTATCGAAAAAGGGCACACGGCCATGATAGAACATGCCAGTGCCTCCTACCGTGTTATATGTGATCGCGGTGTTACCCACGAAATCGTACGGCATCGTTTATTCAGTTACGCCCAAGAAAGCACAAGGTACTGCAATTACAAAAACGCCGTGGAGTTTATTATACCGCCATGGGTAGATGATGCTGTACAGATGATGCGAGGGGCAGTCACTTTGTGCGAAGAGGGTTTACGAAGAGACCAGGATCATTTAATGGCTTCGCACTTGTCACGAGGTACAAGGGAATGGTTGAGGGCGTGTAGTTACAGTGAAACACATTATAAGTATCTACTGCATACAGGATGGACACCCCAACAGGCTCGGAGTGTTTTAATCAATTCATTAAAGACAGAGATTGTAATAAGCGGCAACTTAAGACAGTGGATGCACTTCTTCGATCTACGATGTGCAACGACCGCCCATCCCCAGATGAGGGAAGTTGCAAATATGATATTGAACGATATGATAGAACGTATCCCAGGCGTGTTTGGACAATACGTCATATAAAAACAAGAAAGAGGCATGTTATGGAATTTAAAACAGCTGAACCCATATTGTTGAAGGTAGCGAGAGCGTTGAGTAAACAAAACGGTGGTACCTTTGAACCTGATGAGTTAGTAAATGAAGCTTGGATACGGGGGAAGCTGTATAGTATAGAGGAGAACTTTGAGCATCTTACCCAACGTGTTAGGCACGACATGCTTAGTTATATGCGAGACGTTCGTAAAGGTAGGCGTAAGAATCCACCTACCATAGTTCAGTTCGAGTTTATTGAGGGCGCCCTCAATGGAAGCGAAAGAGGTGCGATGGACGAGGGCATTGCAAGTGTAGTATATGAAGATATGCTTGATTACATCTTACGGCGTCTCCATTTTAATATTCGCAGTGAACGGGTTTTTGGATTATGGCTGCAGGGATACGACACTTATGAAATTGCTGGTATTGTAAGTATGTCCCAACCTTGGGTTTCAATTAAATTAAAAGAGATAAAAGAAAGAGTACGGCGCCTTGCATTAGAATGCGGCATGTGCGATTAAGGTTCCACAGAATCCACGTTGGTAGTAAGAACCCCTGCAGATCATTGTAATCATCTACAATCATCTCACAAAATCCACTGTGGTACTAAGAACCATAGGGAACCATTGTAATCATTCTACAAAAGCTGCGTTGGTTGCAATGGAATGCAGATGATTACAGCACTCTCCCCAAGATGTTGCAATGGTTCCATATGATCCCCTCAGGTTCCAATAGATTACAGGAGATTACTGAAGATTACAGCACTCTCCCCAAGATTCCAGGGGATTCCTGTAGGTTCCCTGTTTAACCCTCGTATTCCCCATAAAATCCACACATACTCGTATTGTACGGGCGGATCTCCTCCCCTCTAGGGTAAATACACCATATAGGCATAAAACGCCTTAAACGCCGTCTGGGGCGTTTCTTTGAATTTTTCTTAATTCTTTTTATATATATTGCCGATATATGTATGCTGAACACGAATATTATATTAAGAGTACATTACAAACGGAGGCGAATAATGTCCCAACTGCAAACCATTTTACATAATGTAAGCCCCTTGGTTAGATACGATACACTGGAAGGACAAGAGTACTTAGTACTTCCGATGGTGATGTTGGTTGAAGGCGTACACAATGGAACGGGAGGGCCATTACTTTACACTGAAGCCGAACTAAAAAATCTCCCTCAAAAATGGAATCACAAACCTGTTATCGTTTATCATCCCCAACCAGGCACGTCTGCATGTGACCCCGAAGTATTAAACAATCGAAAGATTGGCGTAATACTTAACACCACCTTTGAGGATGGCAAACTCAAAGCAGAGGCCTGGATAAACAAGGAACGGTTAGAGGTAGTGGACAAGAGCGGCATTATACTGGAGGCAATTGAAAACGGGGACATGGTGGAACTAAGCACGGGCGTTTGGTCCGAGTGTGTGGCGAATGCAGGGGAATGGGAAGGAGAGGCTTACGAATACATAGCCCATAATCTTACACCTGATCATTTAGCCATATTGCCAGACCTGGTTGGGGCATGCAGTATTGCAGACGGTGCTGGCCTGTTACGTTGCAACGCAGAACAGGGCGACAAAGAATTTACTATTAAACTGAGTGACTGTAAAGACGACCCCGATGGTCCCATATCCCAGTATATCAAAAACAACAGACACCTGTTCCAAAGAAAGGTAGCACGTTTAATTGAAAACGAAATAAGCTTTGACGATATCCGTGTACAGCTGAATTCCAAGATACGCGATCAGTTTGATAATGCGGACGGCGAGTATGTGGATGTGTGGGTTGAAGATGTGTTTGATGATTATTTCATCTATCTTAAGGATGGAGAATTATATAAACAGGACTATACCAATGGGGATGGAGTTATTAAATTTGAAGGAGTGCCAACCAATGTCGTAAAAGAAGTCAGTTACAAAACAAAAACAATAATTACGAACAAGAAAACTGAATTTGAAGGAAAGGACAGTAAAATGAAAAAGGACGAAATGGTTAAGTCCCTTATCGAAAATGAGGGCACACAATGGTTGCCGGAGGACAAAGATGTTCTCGACGAAATGACCGAAGATGTGTTGGCCAAACTGGTCCCCGTCGCAAACGAAGAGCCGGCTAAAGAAGAGCCCGCCAAGGAAGAGCCCGCCCAGGATGTTCCGACCGGCGATGTAAAAACGGAAGAAGCCAAGCCCGTCGAAAACATCGACTTCAAGAACATGCCGGTGGAACAGTACATCGCCAATCACGTACATCCTGATATGAGGGATGTTGTTCGTGCGGGCCTGCTTTCTCATAACAAGGATAAGACAGACCTCATCACAGGCATTATCGCTAATGAGCGGAACGTATTCACCCAGGAACAGTTGAACGACAAGCCCCTGGAAGAGTTGCAGGCATTGGCCAGACTGGCGATACCTGTTTCGAACGCCCGTTACGATGGACAGGGTGACGGTGCACAGAACATCGGCAACAATGGACAGAAGCCCCTCGGCAAACCCGCTATGGACTTCTCAGGTCGTAAGCCCTAACAACTCCAACGCCAACGAAGTAAGTAAACAGAACTACAAACAGAAAAATAAGAAAGGTTGATGTAAATCATGGCTATTAAACGAATTTCTGCGAAAGGCGACTATCGCCAAGAAGAAGGGCGTGGGGACGCTACTATTTCCCCGGGAATGCTTATCGAGTTGATGAGCACTGGGTATGTTTCGCCTCATGCAACTGAAGGTGGCTTTGCTGAAGCCGCGTTTGCTACGGAAGATGCCTTACAGGGCAGGACTGTTAGCAATAACTATTCCAGCGCCGATTTGGTAACGTACATCCTCCCCGTTAAGGGTGCGGTTGTAAATGCCCTCATCGAAGCAGGGCAGAGCATTGCTATCGGTGACAAACTGATCAGTGCCGGCAACGGTAAGCTCATTGAGAATGGCCAGGAAGCAAGTGCGACGACTGTCAAACAGATTATCGCCATTGCCGAAGCTGCCAATGACCTCTCCGCGAGTGGAGCGGTGGACACGTTGTCCGCAGTACGAATCCTGTAAGTAAGGATTCCAAAGTAAATTGGTACGTTAAAACACAGAAAAAGAAAATGTTTAAGGAAGGATAGTAAAATGAATGATTTTTTACTTAACGGTGTGGCAAATGGTAGTGTCGCCGAAAAACTGATGGCCTCGAACTTCGACACTGCCGCGTTGAGGCCTTATCTGGGCGACGATGGTCGTACTTATATCGATCGTATAGTGAACAACGAAGCTCAGTCTGTCCCCGTACAGAACGCTGTCGCTACTTTGCGATATGACGACTGGAAGTTGATGGATGACGCGATCATCAAGGCGGCCCTGCCCCGTTTGAAAGCAATTGCTGATCTACGGGCGGCTGGCCTTACCTTTACCATTCCGAATGGTATTGGGACAACTGTTCTCCAGTCCGAAAACCTGTCTGATATCAACGATGCCGATATCAGTATGGATGGCCTGCGAGAAAATGCGAATGACCGTCCGCAGTTCAACCTGGTCAACTTACCCCTGCCGATCATCCACAAAGACTTCCATTTCTCGGCCCGTCAAATTGCGACGTCCCGGAGTGGCGGAAGTCCCTTGGATACTACGATGGCAGAACTGGCCGGTCGTAAAGTTGCGGAAGCCGCGGAGAAACTGTTAATCGGTCGGACCGATGCGTATGCGTATGGCACTGGCAATTCCGCCGGAACGATATATGGCTATACGAATTACACAAACGCCCTGACCAGATCGATTACCAGTCCGGCATCAAGTGCCTGGGTTGGTGCAACTCTCCTCACGGATGTATTGGCTATGAGACAACAGTCCGTCGCCAACTTCTATTATGGCCCTTGGATGATGTATGTGGCCCCGAACTGGGACCAGTACCTCGACAAGGACTTCAAAGCACAGGGCGACAAGACCGTCCGTGAACGTATTAAGATGGTAGACGGTATCCAGGATATTCGTACTTTGGATTATCTCCAGAATTACGATATCATCCTGGTCCAGATGACTTCGGATGTCATTCGTCTCGTCATCGGCATGGACATTGTTACTGTGCAATGGGATTCCAAGGGTGGCTTGCAACAGAACTTCAAAGTTATGGCCATCATGGTGCCGCAGCTTCGATCGGACCAAAACAGTAATACCGGTATTGTCGTTGGCACTGTGTAAAGAATCACAGTGCATCCGGTTTGTGTAATTAATTGATTTAAACATTTTTCAAAAAGGAAAAGCAGATGAAATTTAAAAACTTAGGTGGACAGCATGTGGATGAGAACGAGGTGTCGTACTTGAAGGGCGATACCATTGAGTCGGATACAGATTTGTCGGAAAAGTTTCCGAACAAGTTTGAACGATTGCATGATGACAATGCACCTCGTGTAAATACGCCTTCCCCGGAGCCCGTTATTCCGGGGAAGGGAATAGCCGACGACCCGGACGCCCAGGAGGACGCTGAAGCATTAGTGTCCCAAGAGGTAAATGAGGTTGTAGAAGATCCGCCGGCTGATCTAATCGACTACGGTGAAGATGTTACCGGGGATTTCAATTGCGAGCCTGACATCCATGTTTTTTGCAAAGCCAACTGGTGTACTGTAATGGATGAAGACGGTAAGCCGATCAACGAGACGAAGCTTAGACGCAAAGCCGTCCAGGCGTTCATCGATGATTTGTACGAAGAAGTCCCAGAAGAAGGCGACGGCGAAGAAGCCTACGCAGATGGCGACAAGGAGTAACTATGTCACTGTGGATACCTAAGAGAAACCCAAATTGGGAAGGGCAAGAAGCTTTCATTATCGGAGGCGGCCCTTCCCTTTCCCAGGGTTTTGATTTTAACCTTCTTGCAAACGAGTTGACGATTGGATGTAATGACGCATACCAAAAAGGCTCGGCCGTTTGTAAGATATGTGTATTCGGCGACGCCAAGTGGTGGAAGACACACAAAGATAGGTTAATACAGTATCCAGGCCTTGTGGTTACAAACGTTCCTCACTTGCATCAAAAGAATGTCAAATGGTTGTATGTTACAGACAGGCAACAATGGGGCTTGTCGAAAACAGGATTGGCCTGGAACGGTAATACCGGTTCTCCGGCAATCAATTTGGCTTTGTTACTGGGAGCGGTTAAGGTTTATTTACTGGGCTTCGACTTTAAACTTAATGAAGACGGTGAAAGCAACTGGCATCCCAATAATATCGATAAGCCGAATGCGGAAATATATAAAGGCAAGTTCCAAGAGGGCTTTGTTGCATTAGCCAAAGCGTTGCCTATAGTTTTTCCTGGACAAGAAGTTTTCAATGTAACGAACGACAGTGATTTGGATGTGTTTCCTAAAATTAATCTTAACGACTTTTGGAAGGACAGAAAAAATGGATTATGTGAGTAGCATCTGTGCTATCTTGGGGGCGTTGTATATTATCGCTCGTACGATAGTACTTTTAACACCCACGCCGCGAGACGATGCGGCATTGGCAAAGGTAAGTGTTTTCTTAAAAGCACTGGCAAAGGGCTTTGGGTTAGACCTGAAGACCGGCGCCGACACAAACGACAAGCCTCCCGGTAACACAGGAATCTTTCCGTCAATATTAATAATGCTCTTAATTGGCGGCATGACATTGCCGGGCTGTATAGGTGCCCTCGCGGATAGTGAACGGGGACAGCTGCTGGCGTCCCAAAAAATATTCGTTGCCGTTGTCAATAACTTAACTGATTTAAAAGTAGCTGGTGCATTCGATGATCAAGAAATACAAGTTATATCGCTTATACTGCATGAAGGAGCCCAGGCACTTAATGCCTGGCAATCTGCAGTACTCGAAGGGCGCCCATATTCGGCGTACCAGGCGGCGTTTAATCGGATCATAGATCAACTGTACCAATATCAGTTGCAAGGCGGTGTAGGCGTTGACTAGCCTATTAAACGGCACGTAAGACTGTACAGTAACAGACATAATTACAGGAGTAGCAAATAATGAGTGCTGTTCAAATAATATTACTTATAGTGCTGGCATGTTTTGTGCTAGCGAAAGGAGGCGTTGGAAATGAGTGATTTAACAAGTGCATTACTAATAGTAAAGCTGGTGTCGGAAGGTATTGGCGTTGCATCGGAAATAGCCGCCCTTGCTAAAAGAGTTGCCAGGGGCGAAACGATTACTAACGAAGAGATCGCGGAAGCCCAGAGACAAGTGAACGCGGCCGTAACAGGTTTTGACAATGCTAAGGCCGTGGACGATGCAGCCAAACAAGGTTTCAACGACGGTGAAGGATAACAGTCATGGCGTTACGTACTACAGCTGAATTAGTTGCAGGGATCATTGAGGTAGATGAAGATATCTCGCTGACGCCCTTTATGAATGCTGCTAATGAACTAGTTACCGAGTTATGTGCTGGCGTTAGTTCGTACAGTACAACTCGGTTGCAAACAATTGAAACGTGGCTATCCGCTCATTTTTATGCTATTCGTGATCCTCGCTTAGTAAGTGAAAAGGCCAGTAAGGTGGCCAGTACAAATCAAAGCAAAGTTGATTTGGCTTTCGATAATAGTCATTATGGACAGATGGCAATGGGCCTGGATACGAATGGTGGACTAGCTAGTTTGAACAAAAGAATGAAAATGGGCGGTGGCGTGCCTAGCCTCACGTGGTTAGGGGAGGAGGATACAAGTGGATGAGTTACGTGCATTTATTACCTTAGCGGGTGTGTTACTGGCGGCGGTTGTTGGATTGTATGTATGGTCGTTTACCATGTATTGCAAAACGCAAACAAGGTTAGGTGAGATTTATAAAACGATGCATGATCATTTTGAAAATACAAGTATCCATGTAGACCCCGCCAATCCATTACAGCATGTTGCTGTTTGCAATGTAAAGCATACGCAAATAATGGACACACTGAGTGAACTGAAGGATGATACCAAAAAATTACTAAGCATACATAACACTGAGGAATAATAATGGGTATCATAAAGAAAGCAAGGAAACAGAAGGCTGTGTATTGGGCTCTTGCCAGTGCGGCGGGTGGTGAATATGACTACACACCGGATGGGCAACCCCGATACACCTCTGCCGTTCAAATCGACTGTCGGTGGGATGACGTGAACGAAGAGTTTATCGACGCCCAGGGAACAAAGCACATAAGTAAATCAGAAGTTATGGTCGACAGGGACGTTGACTTAGGTGGTGTGTTGTGGCTGGGCCTGCTGGCTGATTGCCAAAAACTAGTGCCGTTCAACAATGCAGGCGCCTCTGAGATACTTAGATTCGATAATATACCAAACTTAAAAGCAACTGAATTTTTAAAGATAGCGTATTTATAATGGCTAGAATGACAAGAATGACTGGCGTTGATAAAGTCCTGGCTAGTTTGCGAAGGGCCAAGGATCCCGTAGGTGATGGAATTGCTCGGGGCCTTAACAAAGCTGGGCTGGTCTTACTAAAAAAAAGTAAGGAGATAGTCCCTGTTCAATTGGGCAACTTGAAGGCCAGTAGTTTTATACGCGGTGTCGGGCGGGGCTTTAAACGAGACGTAACGGTAGGCTATACTGCAAACTATGCTGTCTATGTGCATGAGAATATTATGGCAGTCCATGGTGCTGTGTTTAATCAAAAATACGCCGAGAAGATAAGTGCCGCCCAGGGAACGAAGGGCGGCACGGCCAAGGGTGGTTGGTTTAATCGTGGTGAAGATCAACAAGCTAAGTTCTTGGAAACGCCGGCCAGACGGTTACGTAGGAAGTTGATTCATATTATAGCCAGGGAAGGAAAGAAAAGATTATGAGCCAAACACTAGCAACATCGCCGGCTTCTATTTTAGTGGAACACATAATCACTAACCTAGCTGTCATGGCTCGCCCAGCAGCCGGGGCAACTTGGCCCTTGTTCTTTGCACATTTGCCAGAGGAAGCTGTCAACTGTGGTGGTGTGTTTGATACGACCGGAGTAACAGATGGCAGATACATGAGGGGCGGCGAGACTGTAGAACATTACGGTGTCCAGTTAAG